GGAGATGTCGTGGTATTTAGAAATAAAGGATATAAAAACTTTAACCACTCTGCCATTTATATTGGAAACAATAAGATAATTCATGCTGGTTTCAATAAGGGTGATAGAACAGAAATTATATCTTTAGGCAGTCCAGCTTTTGATAATGCAGAAATAAGGTTTGTTAGGGTTTTGGATGTCCCTCTTGACTAAAAAATCACTAGTGGTTTTTGGGTCAATAGTGGCTATCCTTATTGGTTCTGGTCAGCCACAAGCTATTGCTGAAGAAAAGCCAGCAATCTATAGTCAAACCGTTAAGACTGGTAATTGGGATTTCCTACAGAGATTGCAGGCATTTGATAGAGTAAATGTAAAAATTATAACTCCTAGACCTTGGCTAAATCCAGAAAATAAAAAGTTTAGATTTTCTGATGCCCAGATTACGAAGATACTGCAAAAAGCTGGATTTTCTGGCAGGGGACTTAAAATAGCACAAAGAATAGTATTTCTAGAATCTACTAATAGACCATATGCATTAAACAAATCAAGCAATTGTTATGGACTATTTCAAATCAATATGACTGGCAAAATGGGCAAAGAGCGTAGAGCTAAATATGGTTTAAATAGAAATGAGGACTTATTTGATCCTTTGATAAATGCTAAAATTGCATATCACATGTCCAACGGTGGCAAGAATTGGTCTCATTGGACTACATATAAATAAATTACCATTTTCCTAATGGGCAGGTTGCCTTTTCAAGCTTTGTTTTTAAGTGCATAAGACACCCGCATTTTTTGCACTGATGCGTTGCTTTAATTAGCTCTGGACATGCTTTGCAAATACTTAGTCTTTCTGCTGCTACTTCTTCTGTAGCGTACTCTGTATTTGGATTTAGCATGTCCCAAGGACGGGTTTCTCCTAAATTTTTTTTCCACTGTTCCCATGGAGATAGACTGTTACTCATATCAAATCCTTAATCAAAAATTGGATTTCCAGTTACCTCTATAAAAACTGGGCTATTTCTATAAATTGGTGCGAGATATGATGGAAGTGTCATTATATCTACAAGCTCATCTTCTACCCAAATATTAAATTTATACTCTGTTAAATCTGTAGATGCATTATAGGCATTAATAGTTTCCTGCATTACAAGCTCTACATCTTGTCTAGTAATATCTTCAATCATCTACAATTTCCTCAAATCTAGGATTGCTGCCAAGGATTGCTGCCATTCTATTATCGCAATTTGTTATAGATACAAGCTGTCCATTTACAAAAATTGCAAATTTACGTGTTGCTTCTATACTAATTATATTTTCTTCCAAGATACCCTCCTTTTAAATTATAACATATTAGATTAGCAAGAGCAACATCTAATTAAAGCTCTAGCTCCAGGGAATGGTGCCGTTACGGTATAACTTCCACAGGGACCTGAAGCTGTAACAGTTTGTCCTGGAGAAGACGCTGCACTACTGCAATATGTTGTACAGGTTACTGGACATCCCGAAGCACAACTACTTGGTGTACAAGATCCAGTTAGTGCGTTACAGTTATCTGTTAGCAAAGTTCCTGCAGAACAGGTTCCACTGCATACTGTACAGCTTAGTGTTGGAACAGATGTGTTAACACCACTTTGTTGATCAATTACGGTTCCAGAGCATTGAGATATCATGCTATTGTACGCTGCTGTAAAGTCTACCGTACTTGTTCCAGTTACCTGTGAGCCAGTTGTACTACAACATCCCGTGTACCAATATGTGTTTGTAAAGGTTGGGAAGAATGGTGGGAAGAATGGGAAGAACGGAAAGAATGGAAAGAATGGTGGAAAGAACGGAAAGAATGGTGGCGGAACATTTATTAAATTATAAAGGCTAAATTGAATAACAGCCCCATAATCTACTAATGTATTTGCAACTGGATCTTGTGTTGCAACTAGGTTATCTAAATTGGAGTCTTGAGTATCTACATCAGGACCCAAAGAATAATTTAATCCACTGGATTCTAATGCATTAATTGCTGCTGCTGAAGAAAGATTGGAAAGATTTGGGACCAAGACCATTCCTTTTGCAGATGCATAGTAGCCAAATGCATTTACCATTGCATCCTCCTATGCCTTCAAATCACCAATCAAATGCCACTCACTAGCACCAATTTTTGTAATCATAGCACCAGAATATTGGGTTGATATTCTAGCATTATTAAGTTTGCTTCTGATTGTTATGCCAGAACCAGATGGTGTAGTGATTGAAACTTCTCCAGTTCCTGCTCTATAAATCTCTAATCTTGACCCAATTGGAAAATTAACAGATGCTGTTGATGGAATAATAACTTCTAGATTTGATGAGCTATTAACCTTAATCATTTTGTTAACATCATGCAGCTGTATAGTATAAGAGGCTGTTTTTTCATCAACCGTTATTGTATTAGCGTAGTTTACCCAGGAACCATTATAGTAATATTGAATTTGATTAATAATATTGGCATTTGCATCCTGTCTTACAAAACAAACAACTCCATTAGTTGGTGATGTTAGCACTGCATCTCTTGCTGCTGGATTTTGAAAGTTATTGATACCAGCTTTTGCATTTAATACATTTTCAAAAGTTACAGAATTTTGAAAAGTGGTAGCTGATCCAAAAGAGTGCGTTCCTGTCCAAGAATAATTTGCAGATGTATTAGCTATACCAGCTGTCGGGTACCAAGTATCTGTTGCACTGTCATAGATATATGCAACCTTTGAGCTAGAAGAAATAGTTGTCATTATTCGTAACTCCAAACTTGATATGTTCCACCATCAAAGCTTCCCCCGTTGGCAAGCGATATTTGTGCAGATGTAATTGCTGTAGAATTAATAAAATATCCAGTATGTGACTCGCCAGTTCCAGTTATTGCCACTGGTTTAACTAAAGATGCAGTTGCAGATAAATCTACACTAATAATGTTTACTTGAGTAGACGAGGCTGTAACTTCGCCAAGGTCAAACCCATTTGCTGGTGTTGAGTCTGGATATAAGACATAAGATGCTGTAGAGATAGAATTAAGCCTAACTCTTAATCCATCATCTATCGTATTGCTATGACTCCAGTTATTTAGTAGGATATAAAATCTTTGACCAGCAATGCTGTTTATATTTACTGTTAAGCCAGACATAGTGCCCGAAGAAATAAGTTGCCAATTTGGTGATGTTAATGTTGGGGCTGTGCTATTTGCATCTACCCAGATAAATCCATCTACTGGTAATGCTGGTTCTGTCGCAGTATAATCAGATCCAACTCCTGTGCTTTCTACTGAGTCAAGTCTTGTATCTAGTGATTTTAAGTGGCCAGCAATTGAGTTAGAAACAATGTTTGCCTCATTTGTATTTAATGGGTCATATGTTTCTGATCCGTAGTGATATAATTGAAGAGCTGCTTGAATGTCTGCAGCATCATCATACCCTGGCATTTTTGTAGGGTAAAGAGAACCAATATTTTCAGAAGCCATAAACTATCACCAATTCAAATTATATCATATGAATTAGGATATATTGTTCTTTAAAGTAACCAAAATTTGTACTGTTTGTGAACCTGTAAGTGGTTGCCAAGAGCCAGAGGAATATTCTATAGCTTTTAGCGAAATTGGTAAGGCTTGAATGGATCCAGGTGTTATTTCTAATACTGTTGTTCCAATACTTACTGGGTTTTCATTTAGTATGTTAACCTGTACATTAAAATCTTCTGAAGAATATGTGCTAATTAGATCTTCTGAAACAAAATTAGATAACAAAATTTCTATTGGGTCTAATGAAGTTCCGTTAGAATCAAAAGCTATTGTTTGATTATAACTATAAATTGTTGTATTTAATCTAAGAACTTTTGTCCAATTTAGTGCACCGCCAACTTCTGGCAAGTATTGGTATACAAACTGATACTCATCGTCTGTTGGGTCAACGTTAATATATGTGTCATATACCTTTAGGTCTGCTGGAAAATCAAAAGTTTCTGGTTTTTCGCTACCATAAAATATTAAACTTCCACGCTCACCCTGTGGTCCAAAATCGATATCCAAGCTAATTTCTGCTGGACCACCCAGAACAGTTAAATCATCTGAAGATAAAAGAACCTCAGCCATTAATCTCCAGCCATCCTTGTAACATCTGCTGTTACTGTAATTTGTCCACTCAGAAGAGTATAGATTTTATCTGGATCACTACCAGAGCCTGGCTTTTTAACCTGAACGTCATACTGATATGTTGTTCCTGGAGTCAGCAATTTGCCAATACCTCCAGGTATTTTACACAAAACAGCATTATCTGAAATAGTTGCAATTCCTTCATATAGTTCTGACCCTGCTGGACGGGCAGTGGATATCATAAATCTAGTAGAATATCCATCTAAATTAAAAGTTGCACCAGTGGAGTCTTTAGGATAGATGTTGAACTCATACAGGTCGCCCTGATAATAATTAATGTTGTAAGTACCTGGAAATGCCATAGGCATATTATAGCACGACTAAGCTACAGAAATTTCAATTGAGTGTAATTTTGCTATTGCATTAAGGTCTGTTCTAATTTGTGGAATAGCTCCTCCAGACCTACTTTGTTCGCTCTCTATATAAAATTTTTGAACAATTGACATTTCATATTCAAATTGATATTTAAGGGTTCCAACTAGGGTGCTTATAGCCTTATCAGATGCTGGGAGGCATGTTCTAATCCAAAGCTCAGTATTATTTGAAAATGTTTCTACTGAAAAAGTATAGGTTACAGTTACCTGAGATCCAACCTTTAAAGATTTAAGCATTATCTTTCTAGCTTCTGAATTATAAAGGCTGCCCGTGTCCCTTGGCAAAAAGTCTTCATTTTTTGTTTTTGAAGCTTCTACAAAAACTGTTACCCAGCCATCTTCTCCTTCGTCTGCTCCAAGCTTAAACATTAAATCTTTAGAATTTACATATCTTGCCCAGCCAACGTCTTGCCCATAAACTGGTAGATAGGTTTTTCCGTCTTTTCCATTTTTGCCTGGCTCACCTTTAGGACCTGGCTCTCCCTTTTCTCCACGGTCACCTTTATCTCCACGAACACCTGCTGAGCCTGGATCGCCTTTTGGCCCTGGAGGACCTGGAACTGGAATATAAGAAACAGCATTTTCTGGCTGCTGAACCTGTTGTGCTAATTTGGCATAGTTGGTTTTTTTGCTTGATGGAAAATCCATGCTCTTGCTAATAGACACTCCATCTCCTATTTAGTTGTCTTAAATACCTTTCCACCAACTTTAATAACTGGGGGAATTTGAAGTATATTATTAGAAATCTTAATAACTGGCATTATAGTGTCCCCGTGACGTCTCCAAGAACTGTAATCGTTCCGATTAATGGTGTCCAAGTGGTTCCATCAATGTCTACTTGCAAGTCGAACGCTAGCTCTGCAACTGTTGAGTTATATCCATTGCCCCAAAATTCTGTGATTTCGGCTGGGGCCGTAATAATGACATATCCTGGATAATCTTCTACTTCTAGCTCGTCTAGGATATCTCCCCTAAAGTCATAGCTGGTTGCTGAAAATGTCCAATCTGAAGTATCAAATGGGGTTTCTTCGTCATTTTCGTAGAAATCTACCCTTAGAGATGCGGTATCGCCTCTAACGACCTGCCATTTAACATTTGCAGGGTTAGCACCAAAAATTTCAGGAGAGCAAGACATAGTATTATTATACCTACTAATATAAATAAAAAGCTAGTACTTAAAGTAGTGTGGGTATGAGAGACAACTCTAAGTACTAGCAAACTTATTATATCAAATCAGATAACGAAATTATAAAAAATCAAGTAAATAAAGGCTTGTTATATAAAGTTTATAAAATTGTTATAAAAGAGTTATCAAATTTAGCTTGTATTTTGGACAAATATCTGGTAGCATATATATTCTTTAATTATTTAATATATTTAATATTTATATATATTATACACTATATCTTTATATCTAGATAGCTTATATATTATATATATTATTTACGAGCTATATGGTCTAAAAGAGTATCATATAGCTTATCTAGCTTTTGTTCAAGCTTTTCTGTTCTGTCTTCAAGTCTGGTTACTTGGTCTTTAATGCTAGAGCCGCTATTTGGTTTAAGTTCGGATTTAATTTCGGCAAAATAATGTCTTACGAGCCAACGAACTCCCAGACCAGTTGAGGTAATTATTGTTGAAATTCCGACAATGATGCCGATCCATGATTCAATTGACATAACTAAATTATTATACATACGTTTTTTAAAAATCGGCGGTATATAGAGATACCATGCACAACAAACCACAATATGTGCTAAAACCACCCAACACTGTGCTATATGTGCAAATATACCTAATATGCCTGTATTGACAAAATCTCCCTTATGATATAATATTGTTTATGGGAGACGTAACCTTCTTTGATTTGTTTGATCCAAACCAGCCTAGGTCTGACAAAGAACTTATTGAATCCCGCCTAGCCATATGCAATACATGCTCATGGTTTAATAAAAGACTTGTCAAGTGCAGGAAGTGTGGATGTTTTATGAAGCTTAAGACTACACTTGTTCAAGCTCAGTGCCCGATTGGAAAGTGGTAAATATGTCAGAGCAGTATATGCCAGTTATTAATAAAGAAGAGATTGCACCTGGAGTTGTAGTATATAAGGATGTTATTCCTGGATATCATCAGTTGATTCCATATATTGAACAAATTGTTGGTGCTGGGATGGCTAATTGGGTTCCTGTCAATATTGCTGGAAATGAAATAGATGTGATGTCGTTTCCATACCCCAAAGAATTTAAGGACCCAAATGACTTTTCTGTATCATTTGAGGAAAGAGTTTCTTTGGTTCTTGCAGGATTTTTAGGATTTGTTGAACAAAATTATGTTAATGAAAATGATCTACCTCAAAAATTTCACGATAAATTAGGTTTGATGAAATATGGAGTTGGAACATCATTTCCATTAAATTCTCCAATAAATGATGCTTCTATTATCATCATGTATTTTTTGAATGATGATTATTCGGGAAGTACCTTCGAATTTCCAAACCTAGGCATAACATATCAGCCAAAAGCAAATGAAGCAATGATTATGCCATCAGCAGAAGGATATGAATATAGCTTATCAGAGATAACTGAAGGAACTAAGTACGCAGTTATTTCATTCTTGCGGATGACTGAAACTATTTAGGCTCGTTTTGTGACTTGCATGGACAATTGTCATTGCAGCCACATGCCATTTTGTGAATAATACGCATATTGGTATTATAGCATCTTTTGGATACCGCCAAAATCTGAAAAAAATTTTAAATTTGCAATAAACGGATCTTAATTTTCGTTTAATGAAAAATCTGAATATTTTATAAAGATGTACGATACATAGTTTTGTGTAAAAAATGCAAAAAATTAGACCGCACACCCGTACGACCTTGTATTTAAAAAAACTTTTGTAATTCTCGGCGTGTCGCCTTGACTTTGTCTGACTAGCCTGATAGGTTATAGGTAGATAAAGAAAGGATAAAAAATGAAAAAAATGATAAATGTAAAAGTAGAAAAAGTTGGAGTTAGCTTCCAAGGTGGATTGTATCCAGAAAACTTGGTTGAGCAAGTTGTAGCAAGGTTTGTAGCAGAAGGCTACAAGATTGTAAAGGTTGGATAATGATAGTCCTAAACTTTGATACTTGGGAAGAGTTTGACAACGCTATTGCTAACATAGTAGTATTAGAGCAAGAACTAGTAAAGGATAAGTAAATGACAAAGACTCTAACAGTTACCCTCGCAGTTTCTAGCTTAGGCATTGCCTATCTAGCCTATCTGCTTATCAGACTAACAA